TTCAAAGAATCTCCACAACAAGCAGCGTTTGCTATGGATGATTACAAGAAAGCATTGAGGAGCATGAAATCTAATTTGATTAATCCTACTCCTCGTACTATGACAGACGATAGAAAGTACTTTTAATTTATGGCAACATCACAACCTTATACAGTTGCATGTGCCGGTGGTTTAGTCAAAGCTTCTAATCAGATTGACTTACTTAAAACTCCCGGTGTAGCTACAGACCTTAGTAACTTTGAAGTTTCTATCGAAGGTGGTTATAGACGTATAAATGGTTTTAGTAGACTAGGAGCTGGTAGTGCAGCTCAAGTCAGTGGTAGTACTGATACTATTCTTGGAGTTATACCTTACGGTGATGGAGTTATAGCTTGTGCATCGACAGGGATATTCTTTAGTCAAGATGGCACAAGTTGGTTGAACGTAAGTAGAAGTTCAGTAGCTAGTAGTGGCGATAACTATACAGCCTTTACAGGTCGTAGTACACTATCAAGAACATCACAAGGACAAGTAAGTTTTGCATTGTTTGAAGGACCAACATACGATTATGGTATGTTAATGATTGCTGATGCAAATAATTTAATATATTATTTTAGAATGGAAGGTACTGGTGCTAACATTAACACTAGAACTTTTTTTTCAGGAACAATAGACCCAACACACTCATCTACTAAAAAAGCTCAACATGTAACAATACATGACAAGCGTTTAGTTGCAGCAGGTGTTGAAGATAATTTAAGTACAGTATTCTATAGTTCTTTATTAGACCCGACAAGTTTTAGTGGTAGTGGTGCAGGTTCAATAACTTTATCAGACCAAATAGTAGGTATTAGAAGTTTCCGTCAAGAACTTTTTATATTTTGTAGAAACAGTATATTCAAGCTACAAGATATAAACGGTACACCGGTGGTAGTTCCAGTGGCAAAAAACATTGGGTGTCTATCAGGTTACAGTATCCAAGAGATAGGTGGTGACCTTATTTTCTTAGCACCCGATGGATTAAGAACGGTTGCTGGTACTGCAAGGATTGGAGACGTTGAGTTAGGTACAGTTAGTAAAGCTATACAACCTATTATTACACAGTTAGCAGAAAACATTAACAAGTTTGTAATATCAAGTGTTGTTATTAGAGAAAAGTCTCAGTATAGATTATTTTACACAGATACTACAGTTATCAATGCACAACAAAAAGGAATTATAGGAACACTTAGACCAAACGGGTTTGAGTGGTCAGAAACAAAAGGAATAGAAGTAACCAGCATAGGAGCTGGATTTAATGATGATGGTGTTGAAAAATATTTTCACGGTGATACTGATGGCTATGTGCTTGTACACGATTCAGGTGACGATTTTAATGGGTCTAACATACTTGCTAGATATGCCACACCAGACTATGACTACGGAGACTTAGGAACTTTAAAAACTTTACACTACGTTAGAGTTTCTTGTTCAGCCGAAGGAGTTGTAACTCCAGCACTACAAATTAAATACGACTTTAACAGTCAAGATATTCCACAACCAACAAGTGATTTTTCTTTTGGTACAGTTAATCCACCTGCAATCTTTGGAGATGCAGTGTTTAACTCAACAGTGTTTGGTGGTACTGCAGCACCTATGATAAGAATACCAGTACAAGGAAGTGGTACAAGTAATAACTTTACAGTTGTTACAGAGGATACAAAACCACCATACAAGATAAATGGTTTATATATAGATTTTATACCTTCAGGTAGGAGATAAACAAATGGCAGGGTACATAAGACAGAGTTCGTTTTCAGATGGAGACACAATAACTGCTGCACTATTCAATAACGAATACAATCAAATTTTAAATGCTTTTAGCAATACATCAGGTCACGCACATGATGGTACTGCTGCTGAAGGTCCAGTGATTGGTCTTATTGGTGATGCAGGAGAAACAGCTCCTAATAACAAAGTATTAATTGATACAACAAATAACTACATTGAGTTTTATGTACAAGTATCTAGTAGTCCTGTACAACAGTTATACATAGCCGATGGTGCTATTGTACCTGTTACAGATAACGATATTGATTTAGGTACTAGCTCTTTAGAGTTTAAAGATGGATACTTTGATGGTACTCTTTATGCAGATGCTATTAACTTTAATGGTACAGCTATTACATCTACTGCAGCAGAACTAAACATATTAGATGGAGTAACATCTACTGCTGCTGAATTAAACATATTAGATGGTGTAACAGCTAGTGCAGCCGATATAAACCTTATAGATGGTATAACTAACGGAACTGTTATAGCTAGTAAAGCTATTATTACCGATGCTAACAAAGATATTACTGGTGGGCGAAACATCACAATCTCTGGAGAACTTGATGCTGCTACCCTAGATATTAGTGGTGATGCAGACATTGACGGAACTTTAGAAGCCGATGCAATTACTATAGCTGGTGTAACATTAGCAGAAACAATTAGTGATACTGTAGGAGCTATGGTTAGCTCTAACACTGAAACAAACATAACAGTTACTTATGATGACTCTGATAACACATTAGACTTTGTAATTGGTACACTGAATCAAGATACAACAGGTACTGCCGATAACATAACTGTTTCAGCTAATAATTCCACAGACGAAACTGTATATCCTATCTTCGTTGATGGGGCTACTGGTTCGCAAGGAGCAGAAAGTGATACAGGTTTAACATATAACCCATCAAGTGGTCTTTTAACTACGACACTTTTAGCAGGTACGTTAAATACTGCAGCTCAAACAAATATTACAAGTCTTGGAACATTAACAGCACTTACTGTAGATAATGTTGTAATTGATGGTGCAGTAATTGGACATACAAGTGATACTGATTTAATAACTTTATCAAGCGGTGTTGTAACTGTAGCAGGAGAATTAGATGCTACTAGTTTAGATATTTCAGGTGATGCAGACATTGATGGTACACTAGAAGCTGATGCTATAACTATTGGTGGTGTTACACTAGCCGAAACTATATCTGATACAGTGGGTGCTATGGTTACAAGTAATACTGAAACAGGAATTACAGTTGCTTATCAAGATGCAGACAACACACTAGACTTTACAATTGGTACGCTTAACCAAGACACAACAGGAACAGCAGATAATATTACAGTATCTGCAAATAACAGTACAGATGAAACTGTTTACCCAATATTTGTAGACGGAGCTACAGGTTCTCAAGGTGCTGAAAGCGATACAGGCTTAACATATAATCCAAGTTCGGGTGTACTAACAGCAACACAATTTACAGGAAATTTAACAGGTAATGTTACAGGAAATACAAGTGGTACTGCAGCTACAGTTACCGGTGCAGCACAATCAAACATTACAAGTCTTGGTACGCTTACAACGCTTACAGTTGATAATGTAATAGTTAATGGTACAACAATAGGTCATACAGACGATACAGATTTAATGACTCTTGCTGATGGGGTATTAACAGTAGCAGGTGAAGTCTCAATGACTACACTTGATATAGGTGGTACAAATGTAACATCGACAGCAGCAGAATTAAACTTTAGTGATGGAGTAACTTCCAACATACAAACCCAGCTTGATACAAAAGCTACAACAGGTAAAGCTATTGCTATGGCTTTAGTCTTTGGATAATATAGGAGAAGAAAATGGCAAACCCTAACTTAGTAGCAGTAACTTCCATATACGGGAATAGTATAAACGGAGCTTTAACTACTACTACAACAACTGATTTATTAACTTGTGCAAGTAATAAGTTAATTAAAGTAAACAGCATTATTATAGCTAATATTGATGGTACAAACTCTGCTACTGTAACAATGGGCATCATTAAAAGTGGTGGCTCAGTAGTTTTGTTTGCATCAACTATTGCTGTTCCAGCAGATGCGACTCTTGTTTTAATAGATAAAAATTCAAGTTTTTATTTAGAAGAAGGAGACATCTTAGAAGGTGGTGCAAGTGCAAACTCAGACTTGACTTACACTATTAGCTATGAAGAACTAGATGACGCTTAATTAAAGGAGGTATTTAACAATGGCTCATTTTGCAGAACTTAACTCAAGTAATGAAGTATTACAAGTAATCGTAGTATCAAATGATGATGTAGATGCTAATGGTGGTGATTTACATGCAGATGCAGAAACTTTTGTAACAACTATTGTTCCACATTCAACAGGCGGAGTTGCTTGGAAACAAACTTCATACAATCATAATTTTAGAAAACAATACGCAGGTATAGGTGCTACTTATGATGCAAGTAAAGATAAATTTATAAGTCCTCAACCTTTTCCATCTTGGTCTTTAGATTCTAACGATGATTGGCAGCCACCAGTTGCTCGACCTACTATTACAGAAATTGATTCTGAATTTGTTGTTACATCTTGGGACGAAGACAATCAAAAATGGTTAGGTGAAGCTAACTTAAAAGATTATGAGTGGAATGCTAGTGATTTATCTTGGACTGAGATTTAACTATGGCTAGTATAAACGGTGGATACATTGGTATAGATTACAAACCTGAAGCAGGAACTCAATCTGCGGTTATAACTACTTTTAACTCAAGCGGTACACTGACCACAGCAGCTAGAACTACAGAAGTACAGTATGTAATTGTTGCAGGTGGGGGTGGTGGAGACCGTAATGGAGCAGGTTCAGGCGGTGGTGGTGCGGGTGGATATCGTTCATCAGTACCCGGTGAAGCATCAGGTGGCGGAGCATCTGCAGAATCTTTAAGTCCAGTTAATGGTAGCACTGGTTATCCAGTTGTTGTTGGTGCTGGAGGAGCAGGAAATACTCCCTCAGACACAGTAGCTAATGGAAGGCATGGTTCAAATTCAAGTTTTAATGGCGTAACATCTATTGGTGGCGGTGGTGCAGGTTTTGTACCTAATCCAACTTCTCCAAGAAATGGTGGTTCAGGCGGTGGAGCTTCATATTCAAACGCAGGGGGTAACGGAACATCAGGTCAAGGTTTTGCTGGTGGCGGAGCTGCATATAGTGGTGGTGATGCTAATGGTGGTGGTGGCGGAGGTGGAGCAGCCGAAGCAGGTGTTTCTTGCCCAACTCCTGCACCCCCACAAAGAGGTTATGATGGTGGAGATGGCGTAGCTTCTTCTATTACTGGCTCATCTGTTACAAGAGCAGGTGGTGGCGGTGGCTGTGGAAGATTTGAAAATGCAGGACCAGTTGGTCAGGGTGGAGCAGGTGGTGGTGCACCGGGTTCTAATCCTGTAGATTCACCAAATCCGGGTGGAACTGCTAATACTGGCGGTGGCGGTGGAGGAACTGATTTAGGTAATCCACCATTTAATCCAGTTGCAAGTGGTAATGGTGGTTCAGGGGTTGTTATTATTAAAGAACCTGAAGTTAATTTTGTAAATAATGTAAGTGGAGTATGGGATATGACTGCACTTTACGATAATGTAAAAGCAGGTAGTTGGGTAAGTTAATATGCCAAGATTAATAGGAGCAGCACAAGCAGTAACCACTGACACTCAAGCAGAACAAATTACAACTTTTACTTCTAGTGGAACTCTTACTACTCAACCAAGAACAACATCACTTCAATATTTAGTAGTTGCAGGTGGCGGAGCAGGTGGAGACACTGGTGGTGGTGGAGGAGCAGGAGGTTTTAGAACTTCCGTTCCGGGTGCTACATCAGGTGGTGGAGCTTCAGCCGAATCAACAACACCCGTTTCAGGTGGTGCACCTTATCCAGTTACAGTAGGAGCAGGGTCAGCAGAAGTAAACAGAGGAACATACGGAACAGGTAGTAATTCAGTTTTAGGTACACCAAGCCCCATTACATCTAATGGTGGTGGAGGTGGTGGACACCGTTTTTCTTATGTTGTTGGCGGAGACCCAGTTGGTCAACCCGGTGGTTGTGGTGGTGGACATAGTAGCAATGACCCATTAGTGCCTGAAGGCACAAGTGGAACATCAGGACAAGGTTATGGTGGTGGGTCAAAAGATGTTGCTACCAACTCAGCACCAGGAGGCGGAGGAGCAGGGTCAGCAGGTTCAACTGCGTTTACACCCGGACCGGGAGTAACAGGAAGTGGAGGTGCAGGTGGTAATGGAGTTGCATCAAGCATAACAGGTTCATCAGTTACCTACGCAGGTGGCGGTGGAGGTGGCTCATCTCCAAGAAATTCTGTAGCTTCAGGAGGGTCAGGCGGTGGCGGAAATGGAGCAGCAGGAATCGGAGGAACAGCAGCAGTAGCAGGAACAGTCAATCGAGGTGGCGGTGGTGGCGGAGGTGCTAACGATGGAAACCCCGCAGGAGCAGCAGGTGGTTCAGGTATAGTTATAACTAAAGAAGTTGCAGTTCCTTTTACATCAGCATCAACTTGTTGGGATTTAAGAACTGTATATAGACAAATTAAAGCTGACGAGTGGGTATAATTAAAATATATTTTTAATTTATGAATCTAAAATATTATTACTGGTACTTCCAGTCAGTTATACCCGAAAGGATATGTGACGATATTGTTCGTTATGGTAAAGAGCAAGATAAAGAAATAGCTCTTACAGGTAATGCTAATAAAGATAAGTTAACTAAATTAGAACTAAAAAATATTCAAAAGAAAAGAAAGTCTGATGTGGTATGGATGAACGATAAGTGGATATACAAAGAAATACAACCTTACATACATCAAGCTAATGTAAATGCTGAATGGAATTTTGAATGGGATTGGTCAGAGTCTTGTCAATTTACTGAATACAAAAAAGGTCAGTTTTATGACTGGCACTGTGATTCATATATTGAACCTTATAACCAACCAGAAAACCAAAACACACATGGTAAATTAAGAAAACTTAGTATGACTATATCGCTTACAGACCCTGATGAATATGAAGGTGGTGATTTAGAGTTTGATTTTAGAAATCAAGATGAAGCAGTACAACCAAGTATTTGCACAGAGATTAGACCAAAAGGAAGTATAGTTGTTTTTCCATCTTTTGTTTGGCATAGAGTTAAACCAGTAACTAAAGGAATACGAAACTCTTTAGTGTGTTGGAACATAGGATACCCATTTAAATGAATTTTAAAAAAGATAAATACCAAGTAATTAAAAGTGCTATATCAACAGAACTAGCAGATTTTTGTTATCAATACTTTTTAAACAAAAGAGCAGTAGCAAGACATTTGTTTGATGATAGATATATTTCACAATTTACTCAATACTTTGGAATTTGGAATGATGAGATGATACCTGAAACATATTCACATTATGGTGATATAGTTATGGACACTTTATTACAGAAAGTAAAACCTGTTATGGAAAAAGAAACAAAAATTAAACTGACTGAAACATATTCATACGCTAGAATCTATAAAAAGGGTGATGAATTACATAGGCATAAAGATAGGTCTTCTTGCGAAATATCTACAACTATGCATTTAGGTGGAGATGAGTGGTCAATCTTTTTAGAACCATCAGGCGAAGAAGGAAAAAAAGGTGTAGAGGTTAAGTTAGAAGCAGGAGATATGTTAATTTATAAAGCCTGTGATTTAGAGCACTGGAGAGAACCTTTTGAAGGTAAAAATTGTGGACAGGTATTTTTACACTACAACGACTCTAGTAGTGCAGAAGCTAAATTTAATAAGTTTGATGGTAGACCGATGATTGGATTACCGGGCTACTATTCATCAAATCGTGTTTGAAGTTTTTAATTGTGATTACATATCGAAAGTAAACAATAAACAGTTTCAGAAAGATTTGATTGAGTACACAAAAAAAACTAAATGTTGTAATAAAGATAATTGTAATCACCCAAAAATACAAAGTGATTTAAAAATTGATAAAGCTTTTAAAATAATTGATGATTCAATAAACAATCTTTTTAAAAGTTATTTAGGAACAGATAAGTTTGAGTTTACCAAAAAAAATGTGTGGAGTTATTACGCACCTAAAGGTTCTCAATTACAGAATGTGATGCATAATCATATGTTTAAAAAAGAAAAAGGTTTACAGATTTCTGGTTTAATGTACGTTACACCAACAGAATTAGGTACTAACTTTGCAGATTTTAAAATAGAACCTGAAATAAACAAATGGTATCTTTGGCATTCGGGATTGTTTCATAACCCAGAAGGTGGGGTAACACCTAAAGATAGAATTGTTTTAGCTTTATCTAGTGTAATAAATAAATGCATATAAACATTCCAAACTTTTTATCAACAGAAGAATGTGAGTTAATAGAAAAAGTTTTGTTAGATAAAGAAAAAGAAATACTTTCTTTACCTGCAAATACAGATTATTACTCAGGTACAACTGCAAGGTATGAACATTATAACTTTTTAAAGTACATACCCGAAGTAAACATAATAGAAAAGTTATTTGCTTTACCTATTATGCAAGATGAAAATGAATGTTGGATACAGTGTTGGGGTAATGTTCTTCATAAAAATGAAGAGATACCAATGCATAATCATGGACAGCCTGACAGTATTTTTTATGCTTGTAATATATTTATTGCAGGTCCAGAAAATTGTTTTACTTATTATGATGATGTGGGTCATGTTGATAATAAGACAGGTGAGCTTCATTTGATTGATTGTCACCTTTTACACGGTGTAAAAGAAAACAAAGACGAGCAGCCAAGATTATCAATTGCATGTGATATACATTTTAAAGACCCAAAACATTTTGATAATTATGATACAAGAATTATTTACGCAAAAAGAGATTAATATATAAAAGGACTTTAAAATGGAAATGGTATCACCTTACATTGTTTGGAATGTTTTAATAACTTTAGTGTTAGCTCCAATCTGGTTTCAGATTAGACAAAACTCTTCAGAGCTTAAAAGACAAGACATACTCATTAATAAAACACGTGAAGAGATTGCAAAAGAGTATGTCACAAAACTAGAACTAAAAGATGATTTTAATCTTTTAATGGAAAGAATGGAAAAATTGCATGAAAAGGTTGACAAACTCTTTGAAGTTAAGTAAAATATAATATAAGTATATAGGAATTGTAATGGCAAGAAATA